GAATGTGCAGATGCAGTTGGATATTCTTTAATGATTAAAGTTCCTTGTGTTTTCTTTGCAATAGCATTTACTTTACTTTCAAACATTATTTTTGGAAGTGTTTCAATATCTTTAATATTAATATTTAAAAGATTTGCATCAATACGTTCGGCAATCTTTTCTTCCGACATTTCAAGAGTTATATAAAGAACATTCTTTCCTTGTAAAAGAACAGAAGCAGCAACGTGGCACATAAAGAGACTTTTGCCAACACCAGTATTATGCGAAGAAACACCATTAGTATAATACCTATGATTTGGATGATTTACATTAATATCAACAATAGGTATTTGATTATTGGTCCTAATGACCTTACCAGTTCTAAGTCCGTCCTTAGTAATAAATTCCCAATACGAATTAGATTGCTCTAATACTTTAGCAGAAATCCACCCCTGATTGGTTTCAAATAAATGACTTTCATTACATTTTACCTTAATATTATCATACAAGTACAACTCATATTCTTCGTACCTTCCTTTATTGATAAAGAAATTAACAGGAACATATCCATCGGGCGAGTCAACTTCTACCTCATATCCATTATCGAGTAATGTTTTGATTTCGGCAATTGACGTTTCTTTTTCAATCCACATTTTGTATAAATAGTAGTAGCAGGGACAGGGAAATGTTTAATCAAATCTATTCTAACTTATGTGAAGTCAATAAGTCAAGAAAAGAGAACTACAAAAAATATTCAGGACTGCACGAACATCACGTTTTTCCTAAACATATGGGAGGAGATGATAGTGAAGAAAATCTCACTTATTTGAGTGTAAGAGAGCATATCATAGCACATTATTTACTTTGGAAAATTTATAAAAATCCAAATGATTTAAGGTCTATGAAAATGTTAGGAGCAAACTTATCCTCACAACATAGAAAAATAACAGGAGAATTTTGTAGAGATAATAATATTGGTTTCTTCTCATCCACAACAGAGGAAAGAAAAAAGTGGGGCATAAAAGGAATAGAAAGTCAAAAACAAGATTATTTAAACAACAAAACTAAAAACTTCTATTATTGGAGCACAGAAGAAGGCAGAAAAGAAAGAGCATCTCTTGGAGGAAAGCAAAGAGCATCTGCAGAATTTAGTTATTGGGCATCAGATGAGGGAAGAAAAGAAAGAGCATCTCTTGGAGGAAAAGCACATAAAGGAAAAATCGTAATGCATTTACCAGCAACAAAGGGATGGAAAAGAATATCACCAGAAGAAGTTGATATAAAACTAAATGAAGGTTGGAAATTTGGAACTGGGGCCCCATCACCAAAATCAAAAATCAAGAAACTTTCCTAAATCTAATTTTAACTTTTGTTTCTGGATGGACACAACCAGCAAGAGCAATATTAAGTGTCTTATTAGGCATACCGCCTTTGGTAATCTTATTGAAATAATCTAAATCAAAAGATATTCTTTCTTGTTTTTTATGATAAAAATCATAACGTTTCTCAAAATCATTTAGATAATCGTGTCCAACATTATTATCAAAACCAACTGCCAATGCTTCTTGAAGAATACTTGGAATAGCATCTCTGTTTTTCTTTTCATCTTGACCATCAGCAATTTTGATACTTTCCATCAAAGCAAGATAAATTGCTCTATCACGACACCATTTTTCGGTAGTATCTGTTACCCATTCTAAATCTGCGTGTCCATCATCAAGTTTTGAAACATAATCACAAATAGTTTTGTAAGTATCCTCAGTAATATCTGTTCTTTTTTCAGTTTCAATTAAAAGAACTTCTTTGGTAGCAAGTTCTTCATACGCAACAATAAACTTACAAATCTCTTCAAAAACTACTTTCTCGTGAAGGTTTTCAAAATACTCCGTTTTAATAAAAGGCAATACTTTTCTGCAATATTCATTATTAAAAAGAAGATTACGAAGAATAGTAGTTTCAATTTTTTCCATTACTTATAGTGCAAATATGTATGTAAAATATACTTAGGGTCACTTATAGGCATAAGACCCGAATGAGGAAACATCCAAAGTGGAGGAAAAACTAAAAGATTTCCTTTCTTTGGTGTAATCGTCATATTTGAAAATTTTGTTTCACCTCCCTGCTCTACATCATTCAAGTACCACAAAAAAGATAAAAATCTTCTTGCGGATTTATAATCTACTACATCAACGTGTGTATCAAACTCATCATTCCCATCGTTATTATAACGCTTAATTCGAAATTGTTCAAATGCGTGTTGTTCTGGAAAAACTCTTTCACTCACCATTTCGTAATATTCGTTTCGATATTGAAATGTTTTTCCGATAAGGTGATTATGAATTTGCCCAATCTCTTCTGTTAATTTACAATTTTCTGTTAAATTGATTTGTGTAAAGTTTGGTTTTCTTTCATTTTCTATACGTTCTTGTTTATCTGAATGTTTTTCAAATATATCAATTAAAAAATCACAAACATCATCTTCAAGAGCATTTTCATATACTTTAACCAATTCGTTAAGATTTTCCATAACTAAATTCTTTTTGTGCCGTTTCATCAAGTGCCTGCATTACTTCGGCAGTAAAATACTTTTCTGGATCTTTTAATATATCTTTACCGTAGATTTTTTTACCATTAATCTCATAACGCCCTGCTACATTTTTCCAAAGTCCACCAAGTTCACCAAGCTCAAGAAGACCATAATACTTATCAAGCCCACGCTCATCATAAAATAAACGAATTTCGACATCTTTATTTTCTTTGCTTAATCTTGATTTTTGTGTCTTTGCTTTAATAATATTACCAATAACTTCTGTTCCATCCTTTTCCTTTTTCTTTGAGAGATATATGATAGTTGAAGCAGCATATTTTAATCCAGAACCTCCACCCATATCCTTTGTAGGAACATAAGAACCAATTACATCATATGTGTGATTTGTAACTAACATTGGTATTTTTGCCTGTCCTAACTTAAGAGTTAACATTCTAAAAGCACCTTTAATTAATTGTGCCTTTGTCATATCACGAGTATCTTTTTCGGCAAGAGCATCATTAATTTCTTTATTTGTGGAAAGCATACCCAAAGAGTCTAACACAAATATACAAGGTTTACGTTCTTCTTCTGGTTTTTTTAAATAGATATCAACTGCTTTTAATGTTTTAGTTCTAAATTCTTCAATTGTAACTACATTAATTACAACAGTTCTTTTAGTATCTACACCACGACCTTCTAAAAGTGATTTATTGATTGCAGCTTCAGTATCAAAATACAAACAATATCCATCAGGATGACTATTAAGAAAATTCTTAACGACTGCCAAACTGAAGAAAGTTTTTCCTGTGCTGCTTTCACCTGCGATTGCAGTAATTTTATCACCAGAAACCCCACCATATATACTGCCACTGACAAGAGCATTAAAAATGTACGAACCAGTGTCCACAAATGTTTCAGATTCATCAATCTCTGACGCAATAGAAGCATATTGCCCTCCTACTTCTTTTACAATATCTTTAAGAAAATCCATAGTCATACAAAAAATAATTCCAAGTTAACTGTTTTTTTCACGTTCCATCCAATAGCATCTAAAATGACTTTCATTGGGTCAAGAAAAGCTTTATTGAATTGTAAATCATAATCTATATATTTGTCTAGTGCTAGTTCCTTTGGAAATTCTTGAATAAAAGAAATTACATTTTCACGAATTGGATTTGGAAGTTTAAGATAACAAAACTTAATCTTTTCGCCATTTTGAATAAATGCATACTTTTTATCCAAACCCTTTTCTTTAATCATATGATTGTATATCAAAGCTCCCCTTGCGTGAATTGGTGTTCCTTTACCGTAAAGAGTAGATACTGATTTATGTTTATTTACATCTGAGACCATACGAGGAAATGATATTTCTTCTGGTGAAAGTCCAATAAAAGTATTACGACAATTATCAATATAAGATATCATCTCATCTTCTGTTTTGCTCATTACAATCTTCAATCCATCCTTAATCATTTGACGACAAGGTGCTGGTGTAGAAGATTTGACTGCCTCAATGCCCATAATTTTAAGTTTAGGTTCTTCATAACGAACACCTTCACTATCCCAGACATTGAGAATGTATCTTTTTTTAGCAGTCCAAATTCCACGATCAGCAATATTCTCACGTTTCATTTGCATCTTTTGAGCATAAGCATTTACATAGTTCGCCAGTTCTTGATAAGAACTTTCAATATATTTTTCAAGTTCCATTTTACAGATCTTATCAAGGAACGAAACAATGCTTTCATTAGTTTTCTCTCTTCCCTTGAATACATTTTCAACCAAAGGACCCAAGTTAAGGTAAATACTATCAGTATCAGAAGCAATAACATAATCTTTATTTTCAGTCTTTAATATTTTATTAAGATAAGCATTCATCTTATTTTCAATCCAACGAATTGCAACCTGTCCGGAAAGAGTAATTGCTTCGGCATTTGCTAACTTATAATAACGAAAATATTCATTTCCGCAAGCACCATAGGCAGAATTAAGAGCAATCTTTTTTGCCATTTGTATATTATTACATCTAGCAATTTCTTTTTCTAATTCCTTTGTTGGAGTTTTCTCATATTGTTGTTTGGCAGAAATCATTTTCTTTTTAAATATAACTCTATCGTTATACATTTTTTCCATTAATTCAGGAAAAAATCCACGAATATCCTTACGATACATTGCACCATTAGGACATACACAATAATCTTTATATTCAGAAAGATCAATTTCACATTTTAAAATCTTATCTACACTTACTGATGGATGTTTTCTATCCAGAAGTGTTTCGGGACTTACATTATACATCATCATCAAATGTGGGTATAGAGAATTTAAGTCAAAACTTATTACCCAATCATACATTCCTGGTTTTGGTTCTTTTACATAAGCACCAGCAAATTTATCACTTTTTATAGAACGATCTTTTTGTGGTATTACAATGTTTCTTTTTTTTAAATAATTGTAAATAATTGCATCCCAAGTTCGCACTTGATAAAAAACATCTTGATAATTTACTTTTGCATCATAAGCCATCGTAAAACAAAGTTCAATCAACTTCATCTTATCTTCAAGTCTATCTACAAGTTCTACGTCTTTAATATTATAATCAATAAACTTTTGCCAGTCTTTTGTATAAAAATCCTTAAAGGTTTCAAATTCAGAGTGATCTAATTTTTTCTGACCTAATTCAACAAAAGCAATATGATCTAATTTATAAGACTCTTGATTGGTATAAGTAAACTTTTTATATAAATCTAAATAATCAATTACAGAAACACCGGCAATACTATAAGAAATTTGTTCTCTTCCTTTAATTACCATTTCTTTTCTGTGAATATTTTTCCAAGGAGAAAGACGACGAGCATCTTTTTCTCCAAGTATTCTATCAATTCTTCCTGCAATATAAGGAATATCATAAAGTTCACAATTCCAACCAGTCACCACATCAGGTGTTTGGTCTTCCCAAAATGCTAAAAATCTTTGTATTAAATTAATTTCATCACTACACTCAACATATTGAACGTCTTTGCGAACATTATGATAAGGACGAGAACCAAAACAAATAAGTTGTTTGGTTGCATAGTTTTGTATAGTAATTGCAAGAAGTTCTTCGGCACAATCAAAAACATTTGGAAATCCACCTTCCGAAGCAACTTCAATATCAATTGTTACTAAACGTATTTTCTTAATATCAAATTTAATTTCATCTTCTGGATATTTTTCTGAAATGTATTGTGCCTTATAGTTATCATTTCCATAAATTGGAAATCCTTCTACCATCGCATATTTTGCAAAAAAATCTTTACATTCAGATATTTTTCCAGGTTGAATTGGTTCTACATCTAAACCATCTAATGTTTTATACTTACTTTTGTTTTTAGAAAGGACATATAAAGTCGGTAAAAATTCTTCCTCATAAGAAAAATATTCACCATCATCATATCCTCTTACATAGATTTTATTGAATTTTTCATAAACATTTGTATAAAATTTCATTTAATCAGATCATTATACTTATCAAGTATATTTGCTTTTGGTTCTAAAAGTGTTAAAATTTTATCTGAACTTAACATAACTTCAGTCTCCTCTGTGTATTCACTCATCCAGGGAACCATTTCTCCATTTTCAAGAATTAAATAAGGATTAATCAATCTACAATCAGGTTGTCCTATATCTGCTAAAACTTCTTGAATTTCACTGATTAAAATCAACCTGTTCACTAAGATTAACACTTGGGTCGTTATTTCCCCCTCTTCCTCCACTTGCTGATCCATCGGTAGCATCATTTCGTCTTCCATTCATTTTCTCCTCATAAGATTTTTTTACCATTTCTATTGGTTCCACAATTGAAACCACCCAGTCAGTGCTTACTGCAATATCAGTTTCAGAAGATAAGGGCATCCAGGAATTAAAAGAAACACTATATTTTCTTTCTGGTGTTTTTTCAGTATCTTCTACCAAAACTTGAGGCGTAAGAAGTTTTACAGTATAAGGATTACAAAATAAAAACGAAATTACTTTCTCGTCTTCACTTATAATTTCCTTAATATCCGCGATTACTTCTTCTCCTGATTTTAAAAGTGCTAATTTGATAGACATAAATTTATCATACCTTTTATTATTATACACAAAAAAAGAGGAGGTGTCAATCTGGGTTTTGCCAGATTACCTCCCTTATAGGCAACAATAGTTAATGGGTAGCCCCGCGCAATACTATTTAGAACCAGACTTTCTTTTTCTGATGCTCTGGAATAATGCGTGTCAGTTTAATCACAAGAAGACCATCATCAAACTCAACTTCGGTGACTTCTACATCATCAGAAATCGTCCATGCTCTTGTGAATGACCTTTTTCCAAGTCCCTGATGTAAATATTCACCATCTTCTGTGGAGTCTTTTTGACCCTCCACAAATAACTTATTGTTTTCTGTATAGACAGAGATTTCTTTTTTCTTAAATCCAGCAAGAGCAATCTCAACTCTTGTGGCAGTATTACTTTCTTTAACTACATTATATGGTGGATAGTTTGACTCTGTTTGATGTAGAGAGTTAAACCGATGAAACCATTCATCCATACCAATGGAATATTTGTCAATATCATTGAGAAACTTCTCAATGTTTCCAGCATTATATTTTGCGAGTGTTGGGT